GTCTATCCCAGCAACATCTCGACTAAAATTATAAGTAACCCAGTTTTCTAAGGTTTCATTTTCATTCTTGATATTAATCCCTAAATTGCCATGATATCCCGCGTCTATCTTGCCCGTTTCAATCACTAAATGTGTTTTACTACTTACACCACTACGGCTAGTTAATAGTCCGACATAGCCCTCTGGTATGCTTACAGCTACATCTGTTTTAATCACTGCCTTTTCTTGTGGCTCAAGTACGACAGTTTTAGCTGAGAATATGTCATAACCTGCATCCGTCTTATGATTTCGTTCGGGCATTCTAGCGTCTTTTGATAATAGTTTCACTTGTAATGTGTTAGTCATTTTCCTGCTCCTCCTCATATTTATAGACCACTTGACCCGTCATAATCCCTATTGCTTCATCAAGTTCAATATCTTCTTTGAGTGCATCTTGCATAGCATTAGGTAAACCTTCAAGTATTTCATCAAACGCTTGTGCTTTCTTATACACGTCTTCAATCTCTTTTAGTAATCCCTCTGTGTCATTGCCGTTATACGCACTAGCGCTGATAACGGATTTTTCTATTTGTTCACGGTTATTCATTTGTGTCTTCCTCCATTTGCCCTAAAAATTCGTAGAACTCATTTGTTCCGTCTAGTTCTTCCATTCGCGACAGTAAAATATCTGCAGTGCCTTTACCTCCTATATAGAGAGCTCCTATCCTGTTCGCTTTGCTCTCAGGGTGTAGTTCTCTAAATTTAAAACAGTAATGTTCGTATCTTCCAAGCAATTCATTTTTGACTGTGCGCCACATGATCTCCAACTCTTCGTTACGCTCTCTTAACTTAGCTATATCCCCAATAAGCTCGTCACGTTGCTTCTTGTACTCATCACGTTGTTTTCTCATATCCTTCAACCTAGCTTCCATTACGCCTATTTGGAATCCTGTTTCATAGTTCATTCTGTTACCTCCACTTTTTCGATTTCTATGCTTGCAGTTTCGAACGGGAGCTTTTTACGAATCAGTTTTAATACCATGTTCGTGGCTTCAACCTCATTCGTACTTTGCACAAAATAATGCTTTTTTATTTTGTAATCACATTTAGATGCTAAGAACTTGATACAAAGACTTACTTTATAGGTTTGCATCATTCTACCAACTCCCCATCTTTCCAAATTAAGTCCCCCAATCCTTTGCCATTCATCAAGTAAATCTCATGGTATTTAAAGCTCGAATTAATCGGGTTTGAACCAACGAGTTCCTTTATCGACTTATTGTTAATTTTAGTTACGTTTATTGACTGACTACCATTAGGGAAGTATTGCGTTCTAATTACAACTACTGACGGTATTACCGTTTCTTCTGTGATTTCCTCTTCAACTTCGACTTCGAAAGTTGCGTCAATCGACGTAAAACCCCCTATAGTAAAAAATTTATTTGTATCTTTTTGAAAATATACCGCTCTAACACTTTCATCTGTTTCATAAAATTTTTTGCCCTTTGATAACTCCGGATTTTCTCGCGCCCACTTAATTAATTCATCTAATCGCATTTCTTTTTTAACTTTGATTTTCATTTTTATATCTCCTCTTGAATAGTAAATTTATCGTTAGGTGATACATATCCAGTCACATTACAAAAGATGCTATCAACACCAAAAGTTACATAACAGTTGCGCGTAACACCATTTGGATAGTATCTTTTATTTCCTGATAATTCAGGATTATCCCAAGCCCATTGGATAAGTTCAGACAAGTTCACTTCTTTTTCTAGTTTGATTTTCATCGTTTCCAACTCCTTAAAATAAAGTTAGTTGCTTTTCTTCTTTCAAAGTTAAATTAGATAACAACCATTCTGGTACTGCTTGTGTTTGTTTAATGTTTGGGTATCTATGCTCTACAAACTTAATATTAAGTTCTTTTTCAATATCTTCTGTATAAGGTAATCTGTTTAAACTACTAAATCCTAAATGGTCGTTTTTATCATTTTGAATAAACCATGCTCCATATGCTTCACGCGTTAATACATCACATTGAACAACAAGACCATTCATACCTCTAATAATCATATTGAATAATAAAAATGGTATGGTTCTATCGCTTAATTCTTCCGCTATATAAAAGTACATACTAGGTAGATAATCAAATGGTGAATGTTGCATTCTATCGTTGTTCCATTTTTCAATGACAATCCCACCTGTACCTGCTGCAGGCTCATAATAATCACCTTGTTTATCACTAACTAATTCCACAAGTAGTTTACTTATTGATTTTGGTGTGAAATCTTGTTTGTGCTTTTTACGATTAGCATGTTCGTCTTGAAAATATTCATGAAACCAATCATAATTAACGTCATTTTTGTAAGCTTTCAAAAACTCCATAAACGTTTTGTTTCTTTCTTCTATATCCCCATATAGCATATCCATTATTTTTTGAGGAGCTTGATAACTGTCTTTGATATCTAGAATGTCATTTATCATTGAACTCATCTCATACACCCCCTATTACTTTTAATATGTTGTTCCATTACTTTCATCGTGACCTTACGTCCTGATACCTTAACCACAAAGCCCTGTAAACCTTTCTTACGCAACTCACTTTGTATCTGTGTTGGCGTCTTGCCTGCTGTGTCATACTTATAACGTTGGTTAATCGTTGATGATAGTTCTAATGTGTTAGTCGCCATCGTTAACCCTCCCACAAATCAAATGCTCTTTGGACGTAAAACTTCGCCTTTGCTAAATCCTCGTGTCCGTTTTTCAACGGTGCTCTAGACAAGTATTTGATTGCATTACCTATTGCGAATGCTAATTGTGGTGGATACTGTGCCGTTACTTGTTCGATAAAATCTATAATTTCAATGTCTCCGTATGTGTAATGCGACGGCTGCTTAACATTATCTTGCATTTCGTTCATATCTACTTTTCTGTTACTGATTACACTCATTATGCTTCACTCCATTTCTTGAACATTTGGTTATAAGTGACATCGAACCAGTACGGATCACGTGAATGTTTTTGAGGCACATTAAACAAATGCGGTTTCTTTCTTCTTAGTTCTGCCTCTTTCTTTCGCTCTCTTTCCAATTTGCGTTCGAGTCTAGCTTGTTTAATCTTTTCCATTTGTTTCATTTCTCTGTATTCTTTTAGGTGCATACCATAGGGCGCATCTAAAGCTTCTGAAAATTCCCAACAACCTCTTACACGTTTAGAAACAATTCCAGCATTTATCCCTCGCTTTGACATTAATTCTCTTTCAAAATTATTAAATTTATATGGTTTGTTATTAATAATTACAACACTGCCCATTTATTCCACCTCTATACATTTACTGTTTTAATCCAACCCTCTAATTTGTGCGTGTTGTGATTTCTAGTAAATAGTTCACTTACATTAACACCTAGAGCATCTGCCAATTTATCTAATACATTTAAGTTAACCATCTCAGCTTTTCCGTTTTTATATCCACTAATAGTTGATCTTGATACGCCAGTTTCATTGTGCAAATCTTGAACACTTACGTTATCTCTAGCCATGATTACTCTTAAATTAGTTGCGAATACTTCGTTCAACTTCATTTATTCCACCTCTATATATGCATGTCTTATTGTTATGTTGTCATACTTTAGTAATTCATCCGGATTGTCATCTAAGCGCTTTGCCAGCGCATCTTTTTCATCATCCACATCATCAAAATGATGATATTCAACTTCTGTAGGTATCCTTATATCAATCGTTGCATTTATATATGCTTGTTGTTGCATTAAATCACTTCATTTCTCTTTTTCTTTTACGTCTGACTTTCACTAAGTCTTCATATACCATCCATTCTTGACCTGTGTATTTAGGCGCTTTACATATCCACGTTAAATTCACATCTCTATACTGATATCTGAATATCTTCGCTTTGATGTTGGCAACTTCAGTCGCCTTACCTTTAACGTCTACAACTTCAACCAGTTTGCCATCCTTCCACAAAGAGAAATCAGCTATATACGTAATCGGTCTTTGTTTCCCCAATTTAGGTTGTAGTTCGAATTTCGGTTGTATTTCTATATGGTCATAGTTAGTACCATTCATATTACTTTCTAAATATTGGTAATATTCACACTCTACTTTGCTATCAAATACAATTCCTTTGTACTCAACTTTCTTAGCGTTGTATTTACTCATCGTGCACCTCTTATAAATAATCAAATATCGTTGACTGCAAACCTAACTGATGCTCATATAGGAGCCCGTGAGCGCTTTTGAATCGTTTTAGGTCACTATCAGTCATAATTTTCTTTTCCTCGCTGAAATGGGCTCCTGTGAGCGAATAAACTTCATTTACGTTGTCTTTATACTTGATGACCTTAATATCTTCTGTGCCATCTTCTCGATATAAGTAATATTTTTCTTTCGGCATTTTTAACACTCCTTAATGTGTGTTTTCTTCCAGTTGATTTCATTCATGATTTTCCTTTTAACTTTGTCATAATCATCAAAAGGCGATAACT